GGCAGATATATCTGTTTTTCTTGACAATGAATTTGGCGATGATATGTCTCAACAGGTTGTTGGTGCATTTGTTGATACACTTCGTGATCGTATTGAAAAGGTAAGATATGTAGATACTGAAGTCAAAGAATTTGCAAAAGAAGAAAAACAAAAACGCAAACGCGGCGTAAAAGCTGATTCAGATTTATCGGAGTTTCTACAGTGAAGGTAGCAGTTCTCAATGACACGCATTGTGGTATACGTAACTCTTCCGAAATATTTCTCAACAACTCGGCAGATTTTTATTCGAAAGTCTTTTTTCCTTACTGTCAGGAAAACGGGATCGAGCAAATCCTACACCTCGGGGATTATTACGACCACAGAAAATTCGTTAACTTTAAAGCATTAAATCATAATCGTAAACATTTTCTGGATCCTCTTCGCCAGCTTGGTATGAAGATGGATATTATTCCAGGAAATCATGACACATACTATAAGAATACAAATGATCTCAATTCACTCAAAGAATGTCTTGGTCATTTTATGAACGAAATCCATATTGTAATGGAACCTCGTGTAATGGAATATGGTTCATTAAAGATTGCACTTCTCCCTTGGATCAATCCTGAAAACTATGAGTCATCGATGAAGTTCATTCGAGAGTGTAAAGCTGATTGGCTCGGCGGTCACCTCGAATTGAACGGATTCGAACTCATGCGAGGTGTCAAGAATACTCATGGCATGGATCATAAAGTGTTTGAGAAATTTGAACTCGTCATGACGGGCCATTTCCACGTGGGTTCTCGACAGGATAATGTATGGTATCTTGGTTCTCAATTAGAGTTTTTCTGGTCAGATGCACATGATCCAAAATATTTTCATGTCATCGATACTGAAACTCGCGAAGTAGAAAAAATTAGAAATCCCTACACTTTATTTGAAAAAATTGTGTACAATGACGAGAAAATAGATTATAATAACTATAATGTCGAAAACTTAGATGGCAAACTTGTCAAGGTTGTCGTTGTAAATAAGTCAGATATTTTTACTTTTGATCGGTTCATTGATCGTATTCAGGCAAGGAATATTCATGAACTAAAAATTGCTGAGAACTTTCAAGAATTTCTCGGTGAAAATATTGAAGATGAGAAGATTAATTTTGATGATACTCATGAGATCGTTGACAGCTATATTGATGCTGTTGATACAGATCTTGATAAAGACAAGATTAAGATTCAAGTACGTGAACTCATGACCGAAGCACAGGCTCTGGAATTTGCATGATTATATTTAAAACTCTTCGTTATAAGAATTTCCTATCGTCTGGAAATACCTTTACCGAAATCCAATTGAATAACAGTAAGACCACTCTTGTAGTCGGTCAAAACGGTGCTGGTAAGTCTACCATGCTCGATGCTCTTTCCTTTGGCCTATTTGGTAAAGCACACAGAAATATTAATAAGATGCAACTTATAAACTCAATCAATAACAAAGGCTGTTTGGTTGAGGTAGAATTTGCTATTGGTGGTAATCAATTTAAGGTATGCCGCGGCATCAAACCGGGTATCTTTGAAATTTGGAAAAATGGTACGATGATTAATCAGTCGTCTCATGCCAAAGAATATCAAAAGATTCTCGAACAGAATATCTTGAAGTTAAATCATAAGTCATTCCACCAGGTAGTCGTACTTGGTAGCTCCTCATTTATTCCATTTATGCAGCTACCTGGTGGGCACAGAAGAGAAGTGATTGAAGATCTACTCGATATCAATGTATTCTCTAAGATGAATATTCTCTTAAAAGAAAGAAACACCCTTTTAAAAGAGAAGATTGGTAATATTAATTACGACATTGATATTGTAAAGACAAAAATTGACGGACAAAGAAAATACATTCGCGATGTGAATGATTTAATCGGTCAAAATATTTCAAAGAAGAAAGAAGACATCGCCAAATATCAATCTGAGATCACAGAATTACAGCAGAAAAATACAACACTTTCTGCATTTGTAGAATCAAAACAAAGTCCAATTGAAAATGAGCTCAATACTCTTAATAATAAGAAACAAGCTCTTATACAGTATACTGCACAATTTAAGCAACAGATGACTACGGTGGCAAAAGATGCAAAATTCTATGAAATTAATGAGGAATGCCCAACATGTTCCCAAGATATTAGTCCTGAACTTAGAGAAGAAAAACTCACGTTTGCCAAAGGCAAAGCAAAAGAACTTAAATCAGCGATGGATAGGGCGGCTATCGAGTCAACTGCTATTGAGCAGAGTATTGAACGGGCAAATGATTCATTTTCCGAAATCAGAGAAAAGCAATCAGAAATTCATTCTAATAATCAAACAATCAATCGGTTACAGACACACATTCAGTCTCTTGAAAGCGATTTAGCAGGTCCTGAATCAGCCGATTTGGAAAAAGCAAAGGTAGATCTATCTGAATTTGAAGAGAGTAAATCAAATTTTCTAGAACAGAAGATGAAGTACTCAGAAGAATTTAGCTATAACTCTGTTATTGTAGAGATGTTAAAGGATACTGGTATTAAGACTAAGATCATCAAACAGTATCTACCAGTAATGAATAAACTTGTAAATCAGTATTTACAAATATTAGATTTCTTTGTTCACTTTCACCTTGACGAATCATTTCAAGAGGTTATTCGTTCTCGTCATAGAGATGAATTTACCTATGACTCGTTTAGTGAGGGTGAGAAACAAAGAATTGACTTGGCTCTTCTCTTTACATGGAGACAGGTCGCTAAGATGAAGAACTCGGTAGCAACCAATCTTCTTCTACTTGACGAGACATTTGATTCATCACTTGACCATGATGGTGTGGAAAATCTACTTAAGATTCTCTATACACTTGGTGATGATACAAACGTGTTTGTCATTTCTCATAAGGGTGAAATTCTAGATGGTAAGTTCAATAATAAACTTGAATTTGTAAAAGAAAAGAACTTTAGTAAGATGAAAAGTAGTGTACAAGCTAACGAACTTGTGTTATAATATACTTATCTTTTGGAGGATACATAATGGAACTAAATGACAACACTTTAACTGTCCTGAAGAATTTTTCGGGTATTAACCCAAATATGTTAATTCGACAGGGCAATACAATTAAAACAATTTCGGAAGCTCGTAACGTATTGGCTACTGCTATAGTTGCAGAAGAGTTTCCGCAGGACTTTGGCATCTATGATCTCAATGAGTTTATTGGTGTACTCGGTCTTGTAGATACTCCTCGGTTAAAATTTGCCGAAGAGTATGTAACGATCGGTGATTCTACCGGTCGGTCAAAGATTAAATACTTCTTCTCACCAGAAGAAACTTTGACAATTCCTCAGAAAGACATTAACATGCCGGAAACGGAAGTTAAGTTTACCCTAACTAATGATACACTCAACAGGATTAAGAGAGCCGCATCCACTCTTGGTCATGATGAAGTGTCTATCACTGGCAAGGATGGAGTAATTAGTCTTTCTGTTGTAGACAGCCAGAACTCAACATCAAATGCTTTCTCGATCGACATTGATGGTGAGTACCCGCCTGAAGCAAACTTTAACTTTGTATTGGGTATCTCAAATCTTCGGATCATTACAGGTGATTATGATGTAGAGATCTCGAGTAAGTTAATTTCTTGCTTTAAGCATAAAGAACTTAACGTTAAGTATTGGATTGCACTTGAAAAAACATCTTCGTACGGAGTATAAAATGACTGAACCAGATAAGTATGACCACCTTTTGACTATTTCAAACCAAGTTGCCCGCTCATGTGTTGCTGTTGTAGATGCTATGACTCAGCGTGGAGCATTTAAAGGTGAAGAACTCTCAACCATCGGTAAATTGCGTGATGATGCAATTCAAATCATTCAGGTTGTAGAAAACATTCAACAAGAAAAGGCAATGGAGGAAGAATAAGATATTTACTTTCCTATGAATATGTGATATAATTATTTTTTGTTATGAGGATTGTAAATGTCTAATGATTTTCTTTGGGTGGAGAAATACCGTCCCCGCTCCATTGCTAATACCGTCTTACCAGATGGTTTAAAAAATACCTTCCAAAAGATGGTAGATACCGGTGAATTGCCTAATATGCTTTTCACCGGTACTGCCGGTCTTGGCAAGACGACTGTAGCTCGAGCTCTATGTAATGAACTTGATCTCGACTATATAGTTATTAATGGTTCTGAAGAGGGCAATATCGATACTCTTCGGACTAAGATTAAACAGTTTGCTTCTACTGTTTCTCTACAAGGTGGATATAAAGTTGTAATCCTCGATGAGGCAGACTATCTTAATCCACAGTCGACTCAACCGGCTCTTCGCGGATTTATTGAAGAGTTTGCAAATAATTGTCGATTTATTCTTACATGCAACTTTAAGAATCGTATTATCGAACCACTTCATTCTCGCTGTGGCGTTTATGAATTTAATACGACTAAAAAAGATATGGTTGGGCTATGTGGCCAATTTATGGATCGCGCGGCAGATATTTTATATAAAGAAAAAGTATCGTTCGACAGTAAAATCCTAGCAGATTTGATTATGAAATTTGCTCCTGATTGGAGAAGAATACTCAATGAGTTGCAGCGATATAGTATTGGTTCAAATGCTATAGATAATGGTATACTCGTCAATCTTTCGGATAGAAATTATGATGACCTTTTTAATCATTTAAAGGTTAAAGATTTCAAGAAGATGAGATCATGGGTAGTAAATAATATCGATACAGATGCATCTGCAATATTTAGAGCTATATATGATCGTATGAATAACAAAGTACAATCTCAGTCAATTCCGCAACTAGTTCTCATCTTAGCTGACTACCAATATAAAAACGCATTTGTAGCCGATCATGAACTTAATGTAGTCGCTTGTCTTACGGAGGTTATGGCTAATGTCAAATTTGACTAATTTTATTGAAGAATATACTATTTCAGATTCTATTTGTAATGAATTTTTAGATTACTATCATGCTAATAAAGATAAACAGTATGCAGCAGAATCTCCGGATAAATTGATAAGTGCTACTTATCTTACAATTGGACCTAAAGATTATAAAATATTTGATAATTTTTTTAGCATTCTCGTTAAAAAAATTGATGCCTATATTGAAAAATATGTTTTTTCTAAACAAGAAAATTGTGAATCTTTTGGAAGTTGGGCTTTAAATGAACCTTTTAATATTCAATATTATGCGCCTGGACAAGGTTATGGCGCACCACATTGTGAAAGACAAAGTTTTGAAGATGGCCCTCGTTTTTTGGTTTGGATGTTATATTTAAGTGATACTCCTAATGCTGGTACAAAATGGATTCATCAAGACTATATAACCGAGTGCAAAAAGGGTTCGTTAGTTCTTTGGCCTTCAGACCTTACACACTTACATGCAGGAATTCCATCGATGAATGATGATAAATATATTGCTACAGGTTGGGTTAGCATGATTCCTACACCTGGTCGAGAAAAATGGATGGATGACTAATGACTATCAACTTAGTACTCTATACAAAGACTGAGTGTGTTTTTTGTGAAATAATGAAAACAAAACTTAAAGACTGGGGATATTATTATAATGAAGTAAATCTTGATAAAATGCCAGAAAATAAACAATTTATGAAACAACAAGGGCATAAGACTGTGCCACAGCTTTATTGGAATAATATCCATTTAAATAAGGTAAACACAAATGACTTTACTAAAAATCATCTAGAAGAAGCATTAAACTTAGATGATTATGCTGGAGGAGTAGAATATTGGGGATCATAAAATTTTTAAAATCTGATCCTCATAATGAATTATCAGATTTCGAAGTGCGAAAAGAAATAACTACACTTCTTATAACTTTTATTATTACTTTTTTCGCTGGTCTGCTTACTAATTTTTCAGGAACTATGATCATAGGTTTAGTTACTTATTGTTTCTTTAGATATATGCAAAGACCGTGGAGCGACTAATGAATCCGTTTGATTATTTGAATGCAATTAATGATACCAAAAAAGATATCATGATTGACGATATCGCAGAGAAAAGTTATAACTCTTTTATGGTCAATCGCGGCTTATCATACTTTAATGATACAGTTATTTTTGCTAATGAAATGAATAGACTCCATCATCTAGACAATCGTCTACAATTTGACTTTTATATAAATATAATACGAAAGCGGAAAAGGTTTTCCAAATGGATAAAACCTGATATCGCAAGTGACGTGGAAGTTGTTAAGGAATATTATGGCTATAGTAATGAAAAAGCTCGCCAGGCCTTAACCCTTCTTACACTTGAACAAATTAATGAATTGAAGAAGAAGGTTTATAAAGGTGGAAGAAAATAATAACATTGTCGAATGGACACCAGCTTCAATGCTGGAAATAACATTGAACGAGCCTGATGATTTTCTCAAGGTTAGAGAAACCCTCACAAGAATTGGCGTAGCATCTCGTAAAGATAAAAAGCTATTCCAGTCATGTCATATTCTACACAAACAAGGTAGATATTTCATTGTACATTTTAAAGAACTTTTTCTACTTGATGGTAAAAAATCAAATTTAGAAGAAAATGATATTGCTCGTAGAAATACTATTGCGCAACTTATGTCTGATTGGGGACTTATTTCTATTGAATCTAGTCTTAAAGTTGAATCTTTGGCGCCAATGAGACAAATTAAAATTATTCCTTATAAGGAAAAAAATGATTGGGAATTGTGTCCCAAATATAATATTGGAAATAAAAAGTGAAAAACGATATAGTATTTTTTAACAGTATGCCAGGGGTGGCTACAGCTTATCCTATCGTAAAATCTGGCGAAATTGATTTTAAGTGGGTTGATAAGGTAAGAGCTAGTTACAAGCATTACATTCAAAATCCGCAATTTAATGAAAAAACTAACGTTAATAAACACACTCACATTAGAAGATGCCCAGGTATATTCGAGATACTTGAAGCCGGATATATTGTAAGATTACCATATGATATAAATGTATATGCTGACAGATTAAATCAAGAGCTTCATCACACTCTACCTCAGCCGGGTTTTGCACAAGTTTTAGATGTTTCTTCTATAGTTCATCCGAATCACGGTATACCCGGAATTGAAAAACTAAATATTAAAATTGCAACTGGGTGGGAAGTCTTATCTCCTGTTAAATTCTTAATTATACCAATTCCATATCCGGATGGTACACCGCCGATTGAATCAAGTATCGGAATATTAGATCCATCTTTTTCATCTGAAATTAATTTACAAGGATGGTGGAACGCTGAAGGAGAGGTATTATTGCCAGCAGGCATGCCTCTTATGCAGCTTATTCCTCTTACTGAAAGAAATATGAATTTGATTTGTAGGGAAGCAACTGTTTCAGATATTAGATGGTCTAATACCAAAAAGTATTTGCAGCAGCACACATTTTCTTCACCTACAGCAAAAAAAGTAATACAAAAAGTATATCAACACTTTTGTTTGTGATATATATAGATTAGAGATGCCGGTAGTCGGGTCTCATTTTAAACCTTGCATAAGTCATGGAGGTACATATGACTGGAACATTCGCATTTCCGCGAAACGCATTTCTTGGTTTCGACCACATCTTTGATCAGCTTGAGAATATTCACAAGCATTCAAAGGACACCTATCCACCACATAACGTAGTAAAGGAAGACGATTTAAAGTATTCCTTAGAACTGGCTGTGGCTGGATTTAAACAAGAACATATTGA